GGGTGCGCAGTGTTCTTTGTGTGTCTCCATCTGTCAACACCCCGTGCGTGCGTAACCCCGTATTTTATGCAATCCGAATAATAGCGTTTGATGCGTCTGCTGTTGGGAACTGAATTGTAAAGTCACCTGCTGTAGATGTCTTATCAGCACCAAAATCCAGAACTGCTACAGCTGGATCACCACCGCCTGACTTATAGATAAGCGCACCACGAGCAGTGATAGTTGCTGTACTAAAAGTAACGTCATTGAAATCAAGCAACGCAGTAGTTCCAGAAGTTGTTGGTGCAACTACGGTAAGTGTAGCTCCGCCAGCAGTATATCCAGTACCAGATACTTCGTTGCTTGTACTATATGCAGTTGTTGCTGCACCGAGACTCGCTGAACTTGTAAACAACGCAATTTTGTATGTTGCGCTCGTGTCTGAGCTGAAGTCCATCTCACCATCGAGAAGGGCTTTTTTAAATGATGTGCACATCGCTTGTGATATAGCCATTTTTCTACTCCTTAGCTAACAGGGTTACGCACTTGTCCTGAACGGTAGGCATCTTCTCTTAATTTACCATCCGCCAGATTCTTAAGCAAACTGAGAGACTGCATATACATTTTTTCATACATAGCAACCATATCTTGTTCGCCTTTCATGAAGCGTATTGCTTCAACTAACGCACCATTTAACAATGCGCTATCAAACTCGTCCCCAAGCCATGTAGTGCCTGCTGTAACAATAGTCTCTGGGTAATACCCATAGTGAAGTTCTACTGAGTACACAGCATCTGGAGTGGGTCCGAGAATAAAATTATCCTCATCAAAATATCCGTAATGTTTTGGCAACCCTGTGGAAGTTACTTTAGGGTATGCCTCACGAATAAAATTTACGTCCTTATTTATCAGATAATGATAATTACTACTACCATCTATAACTGCTAAAGAGTACGAATATAAAAAATCAGTTGGTACTGAAAGATACTGTCCGTTAGCAGATGTTGCTCCTGTAGCGTTCTTTCGTAACGCAGGAAACTGAACACTGTTATAAATCTTTTGCTCTGCCTGATCTGTAAACAAAGCAAGTTGCGCATCTGTGAATGTAGTTTCACAGATATCTTGTATATTTGTTTTTAGGTCAGCATAATTCATAACTTACTTCTTTTTCTTAATTAAAGACTTTAAGGTTTTAGCTTGTTTTGCGTGTGTTCTTGACGCTTTTCCTAGCCCCTTCATTACCTTTTTTATCTTAGCTTTTGTGCTATTTTTCATGTTTTACCCCATTGGTCCTCTTGCAAGATTGCCTTGTGTAGCCGCACCTGCACCACGAATCTTAACTCCGCCGCCACTAGAAAGCGTTACTTTCTTTTTGTTAGGCTTCTTAGTTTTTAATTTAGTGCCAATCTTCCGCATCTTCTTAGTTCTTGGCGGTTTTATCATACTGCGCAACATTGCTAACTCCTACGAAATACTTACCGTTACTTGCCCTACAAACACAGTTCCAACCACGGTTGGTTTTATCGATCCTAACTGAGTTACATCTGGGCTACCAGCAATAATTATAATCGCTCTACTGCCAGCAAATTGAGTTGTATCTGGCCTAGGATCACGTAAAGCTTGAGGATCATCTACAGGAAACTCACCCAACCTGTTCTGTGGATGATCTCCATTCCAACACTCAGGACAAGCTTTTATGTTAACAAGTTGTCCTTTCTTTACTAACTTACGGAGCTCACGTAGTAGGAAAGTGAACCCACATATGTCACATACACCTAAAGCTCTTTTACCAGATGCAAACCTATCGCCCATTATAACCTCGTTGCTGTAGGTACAAACCTAAACGGTGTTTTCTCTCTGTCTTCACCTGCAGCAAGTATAAACTGTGCTTCATACTCTTGCTTAAGAAGCTCTATGCGGGGAGCTAAATTTGGGTCTTTCATAGCGATATGATACGCTAATCCTGCCACCAGACACGGTAAGAAACGGAAGTTCATATCTGCTGTTTCTACACCGCTACCTGCGTCTTGTATCCTGCGTAGTCTCCAGTATACGAAAGTGTAATCATTGGAGTCAGGCACAGGCCAAACGTTTACTGTAGGATTGTCACGTTGCCTGTCGATCCATACTTGAATCGGCCTACCTCGTGTAAGTTTGTTAGGGATTGTGGCAAAAGTGCTAACACTAATACGTGTTATACTTAAATCAGCCTGCGTAGTAACATTCCCTGCATCCGTACGAATAACTTGTTCAAGCAAGTCTATAGTATCTGCAGGTAGATTATATGTTTGTGAACCTGTAGTAAGTGCTACTGAACCTTCGGCAATAGTCCATAGGTTTATCCCACGGTTTTGCCATTCAATAGTCATAAGATTCATAGATCTGCGAGCGGTCCGTAAATCGTAACCGCTACGCATCTCTCTACCAGCGCGGGCCCAAGCCTCTTCCGCTATTTCGGTAAAGTCCATATCAAAGGCTGTGGTTCCGCTAGTAGTCATTTACTTTGCCTTCTTCTTTTTCTTAGTTTTAGTAGCCTTCTTCGGTGGTTCGTAATCATAAGATGGAGCTGATACAGAAGATACCTTACCGTTAATTTCTTCAGATTCAACTGCCACTGTTTCTGCAATAATTGCAGGTTTACCCATGATTGCGTCTAACTCCGCTTCAGCTTCTGCTTTTGTCATAATCTTTGGGACAATAACAGTATATGTACCATCCCCATTGTTTATACCTATTTGATATACAGGTTCATTTGTTTTAGATATCACTCCATTCTGGAATACTTCATATACAGCCATCATAACCTCCTCTGGCTCCTTCCTTATTTTTTCTTTTTCCTCGTCACACTCTTAACACGGCGAGGCTTACCTGCGGGTTGTCCCAATCGTTTCTTTTGGGCAATCCGAGATCTCTTTTCGGATGAAGTAAGCTCACTGGCAGTTTTTGGGGTTTTGGAAGAAACCCTTTTGCTGGGGCGACAATATGGAGTACCCCGTTTTTCACCTTTGCGTCTGCCACAGGCTTTACCCGTCCTAACGTCTTTCCAGTCTTCTTTAAACCATCGTTTGAGAGCAAGACCAGATTTTGTTTTTCTAACAGCCATATTCTTCCCATCACACGTATTTTGTAACTTTACGCCTGTCTTCTCTTACAATCCCGCAGCCCCTAGCGATATTAGGGTTTTTAGCAGCACGTTTTCTTCTGGCGAGACCTCCACCACTTAACTGCACAATGCCACCAGCTGCCTTCTTCTTTTTCTTTTTACTGCTATTGCCGTAGTTAGCAGCACCAACTTTTCTACACTTGGCGATGGCGCCACTAGCATATGCGCTCGGAAAAACTTTATAGCGAGCCTTAACTTTATGATAACAAGCGTCTTTAGGCATCTTTTCTAGCCCTCCTTATGCTTTCCTTACCTTGACGAAAGATCTTTGCAACCTCGGTCTTACCCATAACTTTGGCTCTCTGTTCACCAACCGTAAGTATCTGTATCTTCCTTGCAAAAGGTTTATTTACCTTCTTTACCTTTGCTACTGTAGCTCTGGCATCAGAAGGAGTGGCGAACTTTATACCGACAGTATCTTTAGGATTCTCATCGGTATAAAGTCTACGACCTGATCCTTTAGGTTTTTTTCCTGTACCTACTTTTGGATCTCTACGTTTTGCCACTATTTTTTACCGCCTTTTTTATTGCCTTTGGACATTGAGACCATTTTAACAGGGCGGAAACCTCTAGCTGCAATACCTACACCACGAACTTTACCACCAGCTTTATAGCCTTTGGACTTCATAGCCCCACCAGCTTTCATACCTTTAGTTTTCTTTTTATCTACATTTTTAATTGCCGCTGTTAAACCACCAGCCATCATACCTTTAGGCTTCATAGCTCCACCAGCTTTCATACCTTTAGGCTTCATAGCTCCACCAGCTTTGTAACCCTTAGATTTTGTCATGCCACCAGCTTTCATGAAACCCATTTTGTTTCTTACGTCTTTTGGTAACTTTCTTAATCCTGGGTTGTCAGGCTTTTTTAGCCCACCTTTTGCCTTCATCTTATTTTTCATCATCATCTTGCTCCGCATAGAGATTATCAAACACTTGATTTACGTCCAACGTGTAATCCAAATCAGACTTGCTGTAGTGGATATGTTGTGACGGCCTGAAGTCGGGAGCACCATCTCCCATTTCAAACCATGCAGGGTGAGACACCCGTACACGATTATTTGGAAGAGCAACGATGTTACCCGTCCAGCTACCTGCATCTAACAACTCAAGTACGTGTGCTTGTTTGTGTTGTGCAGGGTCGTCCGCTATTTCAGAATCGGTGTAGTCA